CATGGTGACGCTTTAAATCATCGTATCTCTTTTTATAATTATGGTTAGTGGTAGGAGATTCTTCTTCAGGGGCCGACTTTTTTCTTCGTCGGGTAGCCTTTGGTTTAGGAGCTTCATCTTCATAATATAGTTCATCAGCTTGGGGCATACGTTTACCGTCAGCCTCATGCCAAGACTTTTTCATATTATAAGGATTAGCTTCCTGTTCCTCTTCTATCATCTCTGTTTCAGACATTACTCTGTTCCTTTTCTAAGGGGCTTGTTTACTTGCAAGGTAGCCAATTCTAAACGTCTAAAGAATCTGGGGCTTGTCTTTTACAAGGTAGCCTTATTTAAATTGAACCAGGATTCAAACTGGGGGCACGATTCGATCTAAGCATACTTTTCTTGATCTCATCTTGAGCTATCTTTTCATAGGCTAAAGGATCTTCATCCTTCTGCTTATAAAGTAGCAAGCCGCCTTCTTGGGCTGGTTCTCTCATTTCACCACCGTCAAATTCACGTTCAGCATCATCCATCATCATCTGAAGATTATCTGCGCCCATTTGATCAGTGGCCTTCCTGGTGAATACAAACTCTCCATCTGACAATCGTGCAGGTATTGAGTCTGATACACCTGTTCCTGGTCCTTCTACTTCTCCAGAACCAGTAAACTCAGAAGCAGTCGTCATCACTTTGTCAAATATCTGACTTAGTTTTGGGTCTGCCTCTAAAGTATTCATTAAATAACTTTGTTCTTCTTCATCCAAAGATTCATCCATAACAAAGTCTATGTATTTGTCTTCCATCTCTGCATCAGGTAACTGTGATGCTTCAGCTTCTGCCATTTCTTCTGGTGGAATATTTGGATAAGTATCCACTGGCATATCTTGTTCCATTTCAGGAGGAACCATTAGTGATCCTGCTTGATAATCTTTTCTTGTTAACATAGAACCACCCATATATTTACCTTCTGCTTTAATATTTTCAGGTTTTGGAAAAACCCCTAATTCTCTTCCTTTCTCTAAAACAAATATAACTGCATCAGCAACAGATTCAGGAATATCTCCAGCTTTTTTATTTATATCTGCAATAGTTTGTTTATCAGCTCCTAAAAAAAGAAACATATCAGCAGGAGTTAAAGGACGTTTCTCTTGAATCTCTTTAATTTCAGCATGAGCCTTTGACATTATAGAACTAG